TAATAGTCATGTAATCTTGGGTAGTTGGCGCATTTAGTGTACTATCAAAATTGCCTTCGTCATATGGTGTGCTGTCGTATGGAAGCGAAGAACTAGCTGTGTATGTTTCCGGAGTGATAAAGTCAGACACTAATAACAAGTCAATTGCTGTGCCAACTCCTTCAACATAGTATTCGTTGTTTTCGTAACTAGCAGGAACAACTGTTCCAATAAAACGCACCTTGAGACCATTAGTAAACACAACACCATTTGGAGATGTATAGTCCTTCTTACCAATAATAGCAGACATGTTTAAATCTGCAGAATTTGCTTGATCAACAACGTTGATAACACCAAAGTTGGTTTCGTCAATGCCATCTTGGTAGTAAAGAATATTTGTATTAGCAGTAATAAGAGGTTGACGCTCTAACGTACCTTCGGCATTCTTGTACCACGTAACACCAGCATTGTTTGTACCGTATTCAATTAACGTTTTATTTAAATTTGGAATACTTTGATTAACAGTGAGCTCCATAAACGGACGGTCAGGATCTGCATAGTTAAAGTTAATTCTCCACTGCACATATCTTTGAGCGTCAGTAGCCAATGGAGTAGAGTCATCGTATGGACCTTCGCCAAAGCCATTGCCTTCTGTGTCAAATGGTACTTGCATTTCCCATCCAGCATCGGTGCTAGTTGTAAAAATCAACGTGCGATTTTGTAAGTCGGTGATTCCGTCAATGCCGCCGTGTGCAGCAAGAAACGTATCGACATATTGATTATTAATTTCAGTAAATTTTAATGTGTCTTCGACTAGATCAGTTGCCCCAATATCAGCAAGTGTAAAATAAAAGTTTTGGGCAGTTTTTGCAGGTACATCAAATGTAACTGTGCCAGTGTCTTCTCCATTGTTAATTACGCCTAGTACTTGTCTTGATGATTGATTTGTTTGATATGGCAAGACACCAGCGGTGCCAGGGACACTTTGAATCCAAAAATCGTGCCCAGAATCATTTACATTAAATGTGTAATTGCCTTCGCGCACAAGTGTTAGCGTAGGCAATGTACCAGCTTCGCCCGAAAAAGTATAACCAGTGGCTGTTACGTCAACATCAAAATCATCACGAATTGGTGCAGAATTTGCAAATACGTCAACGCTGTTTGGTCCTTCGGGTACCCAGTAGTATTGTCCAAAGTTTACATATTTGTCGTAGTCAACAAATGGGTCAAAGCTATAGTGCTCACTGTTAAACAATCTGTCGTGGCGTGTAACATCTGCACCTTGCAGTGCTAGGCTATCAATAATACCCGGGTAAGTAATTGCTGATTCAATTTTATTAGTATTTGGTTTAAGCTGAACAACACCTGGTTCTAGTTGGTAATCTGTTCTAGTAACCGTTGGTTCTAGCACATAGTTGTCACTGGCAGTAACACCGGGGCCTATTTTGCGCCCAATGTACCCTTGCGTTGGTTTTAATTTTGGGTTTTGATATAATTGATCAAGAGTACTACGCAACAATTGTTTGTTAGCAGGTGTCTGGAAGATCTCTGGAAGAAACTCTTCAGAACGAATTCTTTTAGCCATAGTTTATACTACTCCGCTATTTGGTGCAGTGCGTAGTTGACTGCTGGTTAGTGCACTAATTACTTCAACGTCATTAACCGTTGCTGCATTAACAAAAATTTCACTTGGTTGGCTACGAATTTCATATAGATCGCCGAATGATTTCAACGGATCAGTTGGCACAAGAACCACAGTTGAAATAATACTGCCTAATTGATCATGTAAATATGCACTTAGTTCTGAGAAGAAGAAGGTATCTCCAAAGTCCCAATTTTCAATAGTAAAATATTGATTCATTGCTGCAACAACCTGGCTTTTAATTTCACTGGTACTTACTGTGCTGTTTGGATTTTTAACACATTTAATTGTTGCTCTCAATTCAGGTGCAGACTTGGTGCCAAACAGTGGTTTAAAAATTGCACTGTTTAGAATAATGTTGTCTGAAATCATTTTATAGTCATTCAACGTACTGTAACTTGTTGTTAGCTCGTCAATGGTAGGTTGTGCCGGTTGCAACACAGTTCCTGTGCTATCTTTAACATAATTTTGATATGCAGTATAATATGCACTAGTAACTAAGAAGATATCAATAATGTTAGTTGTGCCCGGATCAATACGTCTGCTCAATGGAGCATTGTGTCTATACTGGAAGTATAAGTCTTGGCGGCCAACATAATATATATAACCCAGTGCTTGAGTTAGTGTGCGAGTTCCGGTATAGGCAACAGTTAATATATAAAATAATTTATCGGTGTATGCGTAAAACACTTGGTTGTCAGGGAATTCACTTTTAACTAATTCAATTGCTGATTTAGTTGCATACTGCCCATTAACAACTCCGCTCGCTAAAGGAATATATCTTTCTAAATTGTCAAAATCAACAGTTTTTTGTAGATACACTCTTTTGGTATTAGGGTTTGTTGTAGGCGCAACTAATGTTTGAAAGTAGTCTGGATTGTCTGGGATGCCATCGTTGTCTGAATCTTTGTAACTAATTCTAACACGGAAATCATCAACATATCCATCTGTTTCCACTGGCTGGCCAACAATATCAAGTATCTCATCACTATTTAATGTTGAGCTAGTATCAGGTTGGTTATTAGTTTTCAATACGTTAATAAAGTCATTGATAACTGTACCGGTCTTAGGATCATATACTTTTTGTGTGCCATCATAGAAGAAACGGGTTTCTAAAACACTAGCCCAAAAACGTTCTAAACTTCTAGAGCTTACTGTGTAGGTAACACCATCTGTTGAAAATGCAACTAGCCAACTATTGTCTAGCCCAGTACCGGATGTGTTTTGTGCATAGTCGAGACTGAAGGTTGTTGCTTCATTTAAGTTAGTTGATGTAATAACATACCACGCTCCAGTTAAGTTGTTGTATCCTAACCCAAAGGTTCTATACAATTCCATTTGCTCACGCATGGTTTGCTCAATAGCAGTAGGCAAGTCAGTAACAAAGTTTGTGATAACTTGCACAGGCACAGCATTTGTTGGGATAAAGTTGTTAAGTGTTACTGGACCCGTACCGTCTGTGTTATTGCCTACTCCAAAGTTTGTGCCATTGAGTTCAAGCTGTGTAACAGTTGCCCATAGTGTCATTTTATCGCCCGGTAATGTTGGCGTGCCAGGAAGCAATCTATTGAATTTATTAAAATAGAAACCACTTGGTGGTACAAATTTAATTAGACCGCCTTGTGCAATATATTGTTTATTGTCTGACGTTTGTGGGCCCACTGGGGCAGGGGCGCCGTTTGCAGTGAATCTAAAAAATCCTGTTGTTTCGTTGTTGCTAGTTGTACTTTGGCTCCAATTAAGATTTAGGCTAGTTAAATCTGGACGATTGAAGTTCTGATAATAAAACTCTTGCATACCTCTACTAGATAGCACAGGTTCAACCTGGTTGATAATAACATTGCTAATATCATTCTGATCTATAAACGTAAATGTAAAACTTGGAACATCTGTGGTTTCGTATATTAGACCGTCGCTGGCAAATATATTAGTTGAGCTGTACTTTCCAGTGATGTCAACTAGATCTAAGTATCGGCTTGTGCCAATGGAACTTCTGTTAACTGCTTTTGATTTAATAATTGTGCTGTACAAAGTGTAAGGAAAGTTGTTGTAATCTTCTCCGTTAACCATGCGGTTTTGTGTATAATACCTAGCAGGAGCACGTTGTTTAATATCATTAATATTTTCTCTAGTGGTTGCATTACTCACTGGTGATGTTAATGCACAAGTCATTGTTAGTGTTTCGTTGCGACCTGTTCTACTTACATAGCTAATAGCAATTGTAACATTTTGCATTTCGTTAGCATTAATAACATAGTTCAACCCGTTTGAACTTCTAACGTAAGATCTGAATGTGCCAACTGGTATAGACGAAAACACACCGTCACCAAAGTTTAAATTAATTTGGTCATTTGTTCTTGATGTAATAGTAAAATATTTACGCTGATCAGGAGTAAGTTGCTCAACTGCACCAGTGTATATGTTTTCTACAAATTTCCATTCGTCGCCAACTGCACCTAGCGAATCTATTTCATAAAGCCAAACGTCTTCATTGTTAATGCCTTCAATGTTTACATTAACTACTCTATTAGAAATACGCTCTCCTAAGTTAAACGGAAAATCTTGCAAGGAACCTTGTTTGAACATAAAGAAGTAGCCAGTGTTAGCACTAGCGTATCCTTGTCTGTCGTTTTTATACAGCATATTAAATAAGCCATTTGGCTTTGGTGCAGGCTCATACATGTAAGTTTTGTTTACTGAAGTTGAACTTACTGCCTCAAACACCATGTTAGTGCCATTAATTGTTGACGAAAATGGTACTACTGGTAAAAAGCCGTTTGCAAGATTAAGAGTGTACTCATCTGTTTGTACACCAAGAATAGTTTGGCTGTTACCCGGGCGGCCAAAACGTTGGCTACTACTTAATGCAGCATTAACAATTACAGTGAATTGCTCTAACCAATTTGGATTAGTAGTATCATTCCAGTTAACTGTGACATTTGACAAGTTAACACCTGTAAAGTCAACTATATCTTCGGTGCTACTAATGCTTTGTACTTTAATATAGCCTTCAGCAGCGGTGTTACGCTTAGGAGTATAACTTACTAATTCAGCTAGACGTGTTACACTGTCTCTTCTTTCAGCTGTGTCGAGGAAGTTTTCTCTGGTGTTGAGGTCGTTGCGAAAGCTGCCTGCTTGTCCCATGAATGCCATAACATCAAGGATGGCAATAAATTCTGAACTCTCAATATAATCGTTAAAGCTTTCAGGATAATACAGACGTATGTAGTCAATGAAACTTTTTCTTAATGTTTCAAAGTCATAGCTTTGAAAGTCAGCTTCGCGATAGGTTTGGTAAATTCTTTTCCAATCCTCAACGCCGAATATACTGGTTTGTCTAGTTGTTTTTGCCATGTTTATCTATCCTTGGCAAGTATTTATGATACAAATAAACTGGGTAGTTTATACGTCTGAATACCCAGCACGCTGCTGGTTTTGATCAAAAAAGATACTTAGCATTTCAGAGTTTTGACCTTGTACTGTTTGTACTTCAAGCTCAATCAATATGCCATTTGCTTGTGCATAAACATTAATATCACTAATGGCTACTCTGGGATCTTGTGCAACTACACGCTGGATTTCAGTGTTTATTTGCTGTGTGGTACTAGCATTTTGTGGTTCAAAAATTAAACTCCACATAGTTGTGCCTACTGTAGGACGTCCTGGCATTTCGCCTTGTCTTATGTTTAATGCATTCAGCAAGTCACGTTTAATTAACGCAAAGTCAGTGACTACATACGATTTATATTGGTTAATTGTGCTATATCCGATGAATGTTGGCATAATGTATTTATTGTCCTATACTATCTTATTTTTATACTTTTGATTACAGAATTAGCACTACCACCGTTTCCGGCTGCCATTAGTTTCAGTGCTGCCTGATATTCCAGAACATTCAACGGCAATGCTTTTACTGTTGCCTGTTGTACCTTAAATGATCCAACAACGTTTTTAACTGCGTTGTCAATGGCAATTCTGTTAGTGGCGTTCGTAATACCCTCAACTACTGTATTGTTTACAAATGCAGGGAATGAATAAGAGCCGCCGCTGCCAAACAAGCCGCCTAAACTGTTGTCTATGCCACCGGAAAATAATCCTTCAACAGTACTGCCAATACTAGCAATGCTCGTAATGTTAGCAAGGCTGCTAATAGCTCCTGTTAAATTAGCCAAGCTAGCTACTTTACTAATGTCAATATTTTCCAAATTGCTTAGGGCCGAGTCAATTGACGTAAATCCTTGCAATGACGAAGGTATTTTTTCTACTACCAGTTCAGCAGCATATTTTCCGCCTTTTACTATTTCGTCCATTTGTAACCCACTAATAGCACTGCTGTCTAGTCCAGCAAAAGTTTTCCCAAGTACAGCAGCACCGTCAACCCATTTAGCAACTGCTTGGCCGCCAAATTTTGCAGCACCTTGCACTAATCCAGCAAGATCTGCTGAGTTTTCTAAACCAGTTACAACACCAAGATTTTGCAATGCACTAAGTCCTGCGTTTAACAAGTCAGTCTGTGTGCCATCTTGTAAACTTTCATTTGACAAGAAGTTGTTTATGTTACTAACACCATTTACGCCCGTCCACACACTACCATTATTTAGAACTGATGTAATACTAGCTGATGGATTATTGAGAAAGAAATCTGCTGTTCCTGGTTTCAAGTATCCAGCGTTTTCTAATTGCTGTGCGCTAAATCCAAATTTACCAACACCTAAAGTATCCGAGATAGCAGCAAAGGTCTGCGGCACTTGCTTGCTAGCTTGTGCTAACATTGCCTGAACTTGCGACGGAGTTAAGTTACCAACAGCAGTGGCAGTCCCAGCTTCTACTTCGTAGTCCGACACTGTGATTTTTGGAACGCTAACACTATCAGCCTT